CTCTTTTCGTCATTCGTATTCAAATCCTTTCGGTGCATGAGTTTCATTGTCTCCTTGCCATGATTCAAAGCATAAGCGGTTCTACGCTTAGTGTCGTAGACATGGGAACAGAACTCAAAGCGATCGCCTTCACACTTTTTATAAAACTTCAAGGGATAACCCAATTCATTATACACTGATTCAGCTCCTTCCATGTACTCTTCAACTCCATCATCACCATTGGCAGTAGCCTGGTCATCACCTTCAATACCACTACGATCATACAAAATCTGATAGACAACTTTTGCTATCGAGACTCTGCAATGAGAGTTGGTACTGGAGGTTAAATAACTACCGCTAAGTTCAATGCCACGTGCTTGTTGAGCAAACATGCGGCCGTCTGAGAGCTGGAATACTGAAAACGAGAGACAGTAATGGCGATTACGGACTGCTTTAGCATAGATCGTATTAGTGACATCGGTTGAGTGGAGCCTAAGGCGAAATTCAGCGTCGAAATCAAAGTTCCAACCTTTCAAAGACCAATCAAAACCTGAAATATCAGACTCTGCAGGTACACGTATTCTACTGTTGACATAATCTATCATCAAACCTACTGACTCATCATCGAATCCAACACCTGGTTTAGAAGGTATTGAATGCCAATTCAAAATTTCAGTCTGGTTAATATGCCTATGTAAAACACGCTCCACTATTTGATCGACGAGTGAAACTGAAGATATAATTCTCCAACGCTTCTTCTCAGCCTTCACCTTGGTGTGAGGCTCATTCTTAATGAAAACTCTAACCGGATCAACGAAACCACCTTGAACTAACTGAACTGGTGTAAGTCCTGTAATGTCTGAGGTAGCTAACAATCGTAGCCTAGCAATCACTGCATCCAAAAGGAGATCGAAATGCCTAGTTAGAATGTGTTCATTGGTGCTACCAATAGCCGCCAAGGGAACTCCTGGGGAGCCTTCCAACCGTACGTCATCCATACACATGCGTATATGGGGTATGATTTTAGGGCCTAGTATGTCCTCTAGGGCTTCTGGTAATACTATACGAAGTCCATAATCTCTTAACATTGATCTCATTGCCTTATCAAGTATCATCTGGGGGGGGGACGGTGTATCTACAAATCTAGAAGCTTGGTAGATAAATGAAGCTAGTTCGTCGTCTGCTGTTCTGTCGGGCCATGTGAGCTGCTCGTAGTGCTCTGTGTCTCTCCAGAAGCTTTCAACTTTTTGCCAGATTTCCGATTGCGCTTTCTTTTTACCACTTGGCCATCGACAACCGGAGACACCGACGTAACTAAATCCTTTAATTGCGCTGGGCTCGAGTGTCCATTGGTAATTTGGGAGCTGGTACAGCTCTTTAAGGGTTGCGAAAGCGCCCCTTTCCCTGGGGCTTGGCAGTTTAAAGCAGATTTGTTCAGCTTAACATCCATAGGTTTGGATTCCTGTACCCTGTCCTCAATTATGAATCCATCGGGAATATCGCACCATAATTTTGTTGCGTGTGTATTAATCACATCTTCAACAGGTATCGTATCTGTTTGTGTTAGATATTAAGCTTAACGCATACTATGGG